CAGAACAAGAAAACGAGCAGGGTATTGCAGACTTTATTGCAGGCCGTATTGATGCACACGGTAAACATGGTTGGATGCTACGTAGTATCTTAAACAAACAAAGAGCATAAAACTATCAGTTATGCTACGTGTACTATCTTTGCCACCGGGCGGAGAATTTACCAAAAACTTATTTGAAGAAATATGTTCCCCGTTAAACGACAATATTGATTGTATATTTGCTTGGAGAGGTGCATATAATTACGGGATTGGCATTGCACTTAATCCCATGGCTCATGAAGTAGTTGCTAATAGTTTCACATTTGTCGAAAGACTCATCAAAAACAAAGTATGTTTATTGTGGGTTACTGACAATATCAACACTATCACTAAAGACCTCGAAGATTTATTTCGTAGAAAAAGTGATACTCAATTTATACTAGTTACTTCATTGCGTGATTATAAAATCACAGCACCCAATTGTATTGTTGTTGACGGTACTCCCGATATAACACATCATCATTCTGAATATCCACTACTTACCCCTGTACTAGATAAGAACTTTGATTCAGATAAAACGTTTATTTCGTTATCTAAGAATCCTAGAACGCATAGATATGTTTCACTGTGTTTATTATTAGCATATAATCTAGAAAACTACGGGAAAATAACCTTCTTAGAAATACACAATCCTCCCACTCATCAGTTAGATTATCCTAAACTTATGAATGAATTGAGTAAGGATGGTATTGACCCTATGACATTTATGCATCCATATCATAAAGGTCAGAAGAAACTAGAAACTTACAAAGTTCAGAATGAAGATAGATCCGAGTTTGTATATGCTCACAGAGTAAACGACAATCCTGGTAATTTCAGAAACAGATTATCTAAGATGTATCAGAATTCGTTTATCGAATTCATCAATGAAACTACCTGGGACGAAGATGGGTTATTGTTAACTGAAAAGACATTAAACAGTATATATGGCTGTAACTTCCCCATTTGGATTAGTAATAGACATAGTGTTAGACATGTAAAATCGATAGGAATAGATGTATTTGATGATATCATTAACCACGATTATCAGCATGAGAAGAACAAGTATCTTAGAATACAAAAAGCAATAGAACTAAACAAAGATTTACTTACTGATCCTGACAGAGTAAAGAAACTATGGATAGAAAATAAAGATAGATTTGAAAGAAATGTAGAAATAGTACAAAAAGAATTGTATAACACACTAGCAAATCATACTAAACAGCAAATTATAAACGCACTAAAACAACTAAATATAAACTATGAGATATAAAAATCTACATTTGGACGAAGAACGACTTAATACCCTCGAGGGTAGTATGTCCAACGACCAAATTATTAGTAGATTATGGATGTCCAAGAAGTTAAAGGATACTAAACTCCCTATTAAACGATGTGTAGTATTGGGTAGTTGGTATGGTATTTTACCCTACGTGCTTAACAAATACAATAACATAGAGGAAATTGTTGCTGTAGATAGTGAGCCAGGGTGTGTCAATGTAAGTCAAGAATTAAACCCTACGATAAGACATATATTAAAAGATTGTAATAGGTTGAAGTACAATGGCGCAGATTGTGTAATCAATCCAAGCATTAACAATATAGAAGGAATCGATTGGTACAATAATATCCCTAAGGGTACATTGTGTTTATTTCAGACAGAAGATGTTGAATTAGGACAAGGTTGTCCTAAAGATTTAAATGAAATGAAACAGAAATATCCATTAAGTGAATACTTGTATGAGGGTAAACTACGTACTAAAGACAGTGAAGGTAAATTCACTAGAACAATGGTGATTGGATACAAATGAGAGCAAACGAATTCATTACTGAGTATAAAGCCGACAATAGAGAGGGCTTAGGTGCTGTACCATATAACGCAGATGTTGATTATTTCGGCATGCGTGTACTAATGAAGCCTAGCACGTTTCTTAAACTAGCCCTACCACTAGACAAGCCAACTAGCGTAGACCATATCGCACAGCATATTGAGAAAGGTGGCAGTCTAGGTTCTCCCTTCTTACAAATCGATATCCCACAAGCATGGGAAGAGGGTGACTTTGATAAGCCCGCTAAAGTTGTAGGACATGAGGGTAGAAATCGCATGATGGCTATTCAAAAAGTAGAGGGTGACAATCCTGTTGAGGTACATTTTTTTCCCACAGGTGGATTAAGAGCTAGACATTTGACTCCAGATATAGTAAAAGCATTAGAGCAGGGTTTGTTTAATCAAGCAAAAACTGCGTATATACCCGGTCCCCTCTTTAAGCCAATGTGATAAATATATAATAAGGATATTAACTATGAAAATTACAGAACTTCTTGAAGGTAAGCGTTACGATGATTGGGATGATGAGAGGGAAGAAGCCCCTGCTGATCCTGATACTGACAAGGTCCAGCACATTCTTATGCAATTCAAGAAGGCTATGGACGTAGGTGGTAACTATCCTATCACATTTAAGAGTGGCGAAAAGGCTAAGGTATCACTTGATGATATCGAAAAGTTCGTAAGACGCTATGCTAGCGCAAAGCCACTAGAGCGTGAGCAAATGCAGACTCAGGCTATTCAAAGCCTAGATGGTCTTAAGGCTGTTCTTGCTGGTCCAGCAGGTCCTGCTGCTGAAAAGAGTCTATATCAACGTGGTGATTATGCGTAAGTTATTCTATATTACTACTGCAATTCTTTTTGGTTTATCAGGTATCGCACATGCACAGAAGCCAGCAAATGGCGTAAGTTATGATGTGCAGTTTACAAGAGTAGTAGACGGTGATACTGTAGCATTCAAAGCAAGTTTCTTACCTGCACCATTAAAGCAGGAACTTGCTTTGCGTGTCTATGGTGTTGATACACCTGAGAAAGGTCATAGAGCAAAGTGCGCAAGCGAAGATGCACGTGGCAAGGCTGCTACTAAGTTCACTACTGATGCAATCAATAAATCTTCTAGCCACAAGATTGTTCTTATGGATTGGGACAAGTATGGTGGTCGTGTATTAGGCGATATCGTACTAGATGGTCAAAGTCTACGCATGTTATTAATTCAAAACGGCTACGCAAGAGAATACTACGGTGAGGCAAAGACCTCATGGTGTAACTAACATACCTCAGGACCGTTAGAGGTTATGTGCCCGGCTGCTGGGCTGACTGATGGATTCGCTACCCTAGAAGTCTAAAGTGAGCATCCTTATTCTCTACACACTTATTATTTCCCCTGTACCTACTAAATAATATACCCGAAAGTCAAAAACTTTCTGGCATAACCTAGGGAATAATAATAATGATAACAAGAATCCTGGGGACTGCCGGTATGTTGGCTTACCTGCTGACCTCTACCATGGCCATTGCCCAAACTACCACTAACACTAGTACACAGTCTACCACCGGTGGCACAACAACTAGCACTACTACTCCAATCAATCAAGGCGGGTACACAAGTACCTCACTTGTCGATACGAATAGTACAAGCAACAGCACTAGTACAGTTACAACAAACAACAATACTACTACAAACAATACTAGCACTAGCACAAGTACTGTTAATAGTACCAACACCAACAATAACGTGAATACTAGTACTAGCACAAGCACCAATACAAACGTCAATCAAAACATTCAAAGTGGTACACTTACCAATATTAACCAAAACACTAATAATGGTACAATGACCTACAACAACAATAACGTTAATAGTGGCACTGTTACTTACAACAATAACAACGTAAACAGTGGTACTATGACTTATAACAATAATAACAATACCACATCAGTTAACACTAACAACAACGTGATGAGCGGTACTGTTACATATAACAACAATAACAATAGTGTATCTGCAAGCACAAGTAATAATGTCAACACTAACAATAACACCAATACAAACATCAATACTGGTGATATGACTAATAGAAACATTAACACTTCAACAAGTGCAAGCACAAGTAACAATGTTAATACTAACAACAACGTGTCAACTAGCACCAACGTGAATCAAAACATTCAGTCAGGTGAAATGACCAATCGTAATATTAATGAGACAAGAGTTACACAAAAGTTAGAGCAGCCTCCTCCAACAGCAATTGCTCCTGCAATGATGAGTGGTGGCAACAGTGACTTATGTACTACAGGTGTCAGCGGTGCAGCACAAACACAAATCTTAGGTATCAGTTTTGGTGCTACCCAACGTGACGAAAACTGCGAACGACTAAAACTATCAAAGACACTATTTGATATGGGTATGAAGGTTGCAGCAGTTGCTACTATGTGTCAAGACCGTCGTGTATTTGACGCTATGATGGCAGCAGGTACTCCTTGCCCATACGAGGGTCTAATCGGTGAGCAGGCTAAACTAGCGTGGGAAAAGAACCCAAATAAGGTTCCTAAGCACAAGTAATGAAGAAGTTATTAATAACTCTATTGTTAGGCATTAGTGCTGTTGCCAGTGCGCAGAACGTTTCACCTACTGGATCACCTGATCCTTCACAGGTATACACTACTGGCAACTTAGTCAACAATACGCAAACTGCAACTGACACTACTTCTACATGGCAGAACGTAGTATTTCAGAATAGTTTAACTTGCTGGGGCCCTGGTGGTCCTGGCAACTGCGGACCAATGCCAACATTTCAATCTAGTATCGGTTTAATGAATTTCAGTTATGGTTTAACTGATGTATACCAAGTAGTAAACATCTCTAACGCATTAGCAAGTTCTGGCACTGGATTAAGAGTCAATGGCTTTAACTTTGGCTTTACTGCTAAGAACGGCAACGGCTGGGATGATGGTCGTGTAGATACATTATCTGCATACGTCAATTTTTATGATAAGAATAATAGTCTAGCAACCAACTACTATTATGATTTGAATTACAAATTTGATTGGACTACATTCTCTTTCTCAAAGAACTTTGATAGTCCTTATGCAGTATCAGACTTGAGCAATGTTAGATATGGTTTCGTTGGTGCAGATAATAACTTTTGGGCAGGAACATATGGCCCAGAAATCTTTGGTGTTAATTTCAGTTTGAAGTATAGTGTTGACCCTTGAGCAAAGGATCCACTATCAAGTGCATCATGCCCCGGCTTCACTGAAGCACTAGCGAAGTTAGCCGTAGAACCTGTAGTGATACAAGAATCATCAATCTCTGCACCAGCAACTAGTATTGTAGAACCTACAGCACCAACACAATCTACTACTGCGGCATCTACTCAACCTACTACACAGCAAGTTGCTGTAGTTCAAACTGTGCAGCCTGTTGTTTCTCAACCTACTACACAGACAACTAACAATCAACAGCAACAACAAAGTTCGGGTCCTACACTATCATCAGTGTTAAACATGATTCAATCTAATGCTAGACGAGAACAAAACATTGCAGCAAGTGCAGTTGCAGCAGCCAATGAAGTTGCACAAACAATAGTTGCTAATACAGAACAAACAGCATTATCAGTTGCATCAACATCAAGTATTAATAGCCAGCAAGTAACTACACAGCAAACAAACACTGTGCAGCAAACAACAAATAACCAAACTGCTAATAATAATGGTTTATCACAGGGTGTTCCTTTAGTAAGTGCAACAGCAATTAACCAACTTGCAACAAACAATAGTCTAGTATCAAACAACAATATTCAACAGAATACTACACCTACTCAAGTTTATGCATTACCTACTAATCAAGTTCAAGCAGTAAATTCTACTCAAGCAACTACAGAAGTTCGCACAGTTGAATCTGACAATGTAGTTTTTGCAAGTAACTTTTTAACTAATAAAACCAATCCACTTACTGATATCGTTGAAAACAATGTTAGACCAATGAATGCAGTACTTGAGCAAAAAGAAAGGCCCATGAATAAGAATCCTGCTAACAACGAATTAGCAACGGGCGTGGATTTAGAAAGAATGGCATTGCAACCAGTTGGTTATAATGCTTATCTACAACTAGCATTGCGTGATGCCTCATTCTATGCACCAAAAGAAATTTATAGAAATCAACGAGTCATCGACAACCAACGAGCAGTTCGTTTGTTAAATTTTGCTAGTGAATTAAAGCACCAAGAAATGGTGAATCAACAATACGGAGAACAAAAATAAAATGAGTATTATTGACGAACAATCAGTAAAGGAAGCAAAGCCATACGAATTAAGTATCGCAGGCTTCAAACTAAAAATTAACAGCACATTCTTTGCTGTAGCAATTCCTGTACTTACAACCTTAGGTGGCGCAAGTTGGGGTGCGTTTGAATTTTATAACGATTACCGCAACATGAAAACTAAGATTGAAAAGTATGTTGCACCTGACTTAACAAACTTTGACAAGCGTTTAGCAGTTATCGAAGAGAACAGCCAAAAGCAACTAGACTACACACGTGATATCAAGATTGATTTAAAGAATGATATCCGTCGTTTAGATGATGTGGTTGCAGAGGTCGAGCGCACTGCCAAAATGAGTCAGCGTGAAACTGATAACTCAGTTAGAGATTTGCGTACCGAAGTACGTTCCATTCGCAGTGATATGGAAGGTACATTGAAGCAAAACAATAGAGAGTTGAATTCTACGGTCAGTGAACTAAAGCGTGAAAACCAGGCTTTGGAACGTAGATTGGAAAACAAGATTAAACAATCTCTTGACAATCCTCTTGCTAACCGATAAAATTTTGAGACACATTTACACACAGTAAATACTTTGTTGGCTCTGATTCGTAGCCAACCAAAAATACGAATCGAATCAACTTAACTTAAGAGGATATTATATGAAAAAGTTATTCACAACATTACTACTTGCTGCATCTGCAACATTGGCTGTACCAGCAACCGCAGGCACACTAAATGGCGAAGTTCGCATCGCAGATCCACGCGGTGGCGCACGTGCAGACTCAAATGAGTTCCGTGTAGAAGCATGGGATAAGGTTTTGGGTCTAAATGTTGGTGCTGAACTTGAAGCAAGACAGCCAGAGAATGAGGGCAAGGTTACATCTAAGGCCTCAGTCAAGACTGGTCTATCACTTCCAGCATTTGCAGGATTCAAGACTGCATTAGTTGCAGAAGTTGGTCAGAACTTCGGAGAAGCCGTCGCAGGTGGTAATTTCTCTTTCTGGGGAGGTGCAGTAAATGTTTCACGCCCAGTAGTGGCAGGACTTACAGCACACGCTGGATACCGTCATCGTGAGGGTTTCACATCAGGCAACCTCAAGGAAGACCGTGTACATGGTGGTCTATCATATGCACTAACACAAAAGGATGACGTTGGTGTACTATACTATCGTACACGTTCAGGTGGTAACGATTTTGACGCAGTGGGTATTTCATTCACCCGCAAGTTCTAATCTAGTAGAACTATAATTTGGGCGACCCGGGGTAATACCCGGGTTTCCCTTTTAGATGATAAATACATATACTATGCGAGCCTCTGACTTTATCACTGAACGTAAAAAGAAGCGAAAATCAAAGAAAAGACACGTGGGTGGATACTTTTACCCAGGATATTCTTTCTATGGTTCCAACGACTCTGCCGATGCCGGTGATGGTGGCGGTGGCGAAAGCATGTATGAGTCAGCAATCGATGATTTAGTAACCAAACTACCATCATTAAAAAAGCACGACTATAATACAATCGACCTACTAGTACAGCAAATTTCAAAGAAGCATCGTATCTCTAACCGTGTACTCAGAGACTTGTTCATCAAAAAGTTCAAGGCTACACCAGATAAATGGATTACTGGTAAACTAGACGAAAACGATAAAGAAGAAGTAGACCCTAACATTGCTGACGAAGTTGAAAAATTTGCACAATGGACAAAAGAACAACTCAATCTTAAAAATCTACCTAAGATTGAACTAAGCATGGATACTGAGGAAGCACAAGACAATCATCACACTGGTGGTCACGTTGACGCTCTGACCATATTTGGGTATACGTTAAGAACAGAAATCTAGTAGATATTCTACGTACCGTTTTCCATGAATTGGTCCATGTACGCCAAGGTGAACTAAATCTAATCAAGCCAGGCTCAAGTTACCCAGGTAGCCCAATTGAAGCAATGGCTGATATGCTTGCTGGTAAGTTCATCAAAATCTACGGCGAACAGAATCATCACATTTTCCAATAATCGGGTAAACACCCATTCTATTCCTATGCCTTTGGCTACCACAACCCAAACATTTTCTTGACTTGTCCCTGCGACTACTATATACTTAACAAACTAATACAAGGAGTATCTCTTTATGACCACACGCACATTTAATAACGAAGCAAAGATTAAACTCACACAACTTATCAATGAGGGCATGAGTGTTCTACATGAGGTTGAAACTCTTAACGAAGGTCTAAATGACACAGTTAAGGCAATCGCAGAAGAACTTGAAATTAAGCCTAGCATTCTTAAGAAGGCCATCAAGGTTGCACACAAGGCTCGCCTCGGTGAAACTAACAAAGAAAACGAAGAACTAAACACTATTCTAGAGACTGTCGGCAAGACTCTATAATGAAGTTGGTAGCCTTTGGATGCTCATTCACTTATGGTGATGGGTTACCCGATGCTCATGGATTTAAAAATCCCAGTAAAGATGCATGGCCACAGGTTCTAGCAAATACTTTAGGATATGAGTGTGATAACACTTCTGTTCCGGGAAACAGTAATAGCAAGATTCTGTATGACATAGTAAACTACCCGTTCGTTGGTAACGAAGTTGTTTGCATCATGTGGACATACAACCACAGAGAACATGTCTTTAAATCTGAAGATAGTGCCGGATATGCAGTACACGGTGATTTAAATTCAGACGAATATAAGTTTTTGTTATCATTGTACAATGACTATTCAGCAGGATGGAAAAGTTGGCAGTACATACATCACGCCGATTTGTACTTAAAGTCAAAACAAGTTCCAACATTGCATTGGATGACTGATATCAAAGTGGACAAACCAAACTATTTTGATATTGGCAACATTGTGGTTGAACAAATTCCTTATATCGATTATGCTAGTGATAAGCAACATCCCGGGTATGATACCCACAAACTCATGGCAGAAAAGTTTAATACAAGAATAACTAATGTCCTATATTGACGCAATCCACGATAACAACAGCGACCGCATCTATGTGGTCGAACGCACGCCTGAGGGTAAAAGAACTTATAGAGAGTTTCCAACAAACTACACTTTCTATTACAGTGATCCTAAAGGCAAGTATCGAAGCCTCTATGGTGATCCAGTAAGTCGTTTCAGTACACGTAAGCGTAGCGAGTTCGAAAAAGAAAAACGAATTCATGCTAACAAGAAACTTTTCGAAAGTGACATTAACGTAGTCTTTCGCTGCCTCAGCGAAAACTATTTAGGTGTGGAGCCTCCAAAACTTCACACTTGCTTTTTCGACATTGAGGTAGACTTTGACCCAGAGAAGGGTTTCAGTCCCACAAGTGATCCATTCAATCCTGTCACAGCAATTTCAATGTATCTTGACTGGCTTGACCAATTGGTCACTCTAGTTATTCCCCCACGCGGGATGACTGACGAGACTGCATGGGACCTTGTCAGAGAAATGCCCAACACACTGTTGTTCCGCAGTGAAGTTGAAATGTTTGAAACCTTCTTTCAATTGATTGAAGATGCAGACGTATTGACTGGTTGGAACTCAGAAGGATACGATATTCCATATATGGTAAATCGTGTCACACGTGTAATGTCTAAGGATGACACACGCAAGTTTTGCTTGTTGGCGCAACTTCCTAAGCCACGAACATATGAACGTTTCGGTAAAGAAGAAACAACATATGACTTAGTTGGTCGCATTCACATGGACTACTTGCAGTTGTATAAGAAGTACAACTATGAGTCACGCCATAGTTATAAACTCGACTTCATTGGTGAAATGGAAGTCGGTGAAAACAAAACACAATATGAAGGCACTCTTGACCAATTGTATAACAAGGACTTTAAAAAGTTCGTAGAATACAATAGGCAAGATACGATGCTATTAGTTAAGATTCACAACAAACTTAAGTTTTTGGATCTGGCTAATGCACTAGCACATGAAAACACTGTGCTATTACCCACTGTCATGGGTTCAGTTGCTATGATTGAAATGGCAATCATGAACGAGGCTCATGAACGTGGTCTTATTGTTCCCGATAAAAAGCGAAAGGAATCACGCAATGAAGATGAACAGCAAGCAGCAGGTGCCTATGTTGCTACGCCCAAAAGGGGCATCCACGAATGGGTCGGAGCAGTTGACATTAACTCACTCTATCCCTCGGCTATTCGTGCCCTCAACATGGCGCCAGAAACAATCGTTGGACAAGTCAGACAAACTCTCACAGAACAATACATGAGAGACAAGGGTCATAAGTTGGCCCAAGAAAAGAAACGTGCTAAAGATGATGACATGGTTACAGGTAGCATCTTGTGGGAAGGCTTGTTTGGCTCACTAGAATATACTGCAATCATGAACCAAGAGCGCGGCACTATTCTTACTATTGACTATGAAGATGGTCGTAGTGTAGAAATGAGTGCTGCTGAGATTTGGAAGATGATTTTTGATAGTCATAAGCCATACATCTTAAGTGCTAATGGTACAATCTTTACTTACGAGAAAGAGGGTGTGATTCCTGGTCTACTCACACGTTGGTACTCGGATCGTAAGAGTATGCAGAAGAAACTAAAAGAAAGCACAACCGATGCTGATAGAGAGTATTGGGATAAGCGACAACTGGTTCGCAAGATTTTGCTTAACTCTGCATATGGCGCACTATTGAATGAACACTGCCGATTCTACGATAAGCGCATCGGTCAATCAGTAACATTGAGTGGTCGTCAGATTGTCAAGCACATGATGAGTACTATCAATGAAACAGTGACTGGTTCATATACTCATGATGGCGATGCTATTGTATACGGTGACACTGACTCATGTTATTTCACTGCATACCCAACTCTTAAGCCACAGATTGATAGTGGTGATTTAGAATGGAGCAAAGAAACTTGCATTGGTTTGTATGACGGTATTGCAGAACAGGCAAACAGTAGTTTCCCTGCATTCATGGAACGTGCATTTCATGCTCCACGCAAGAATGGTGAAATCATCAAGGCTGGTCGTGAACTGATTGGTGACCGTAGTATCTTCATCACTAAGAAGCGTTATGCTATCAACATCTTTGACAAAGAAGGTAAGCGCAAAGATAAAGATGGTAAACTAGGTGATATTAAGGCTATGGGTCTTGACTTGAAACGTGCTGATACTCCCAAGTACATTCAAGAATTTTTGATGGAAGTACTTAGCATGGTTCTTCAACAGGGTAAACAGCGTGACGAAGTTATCGAAGCAATCAAAAAGTTCAAGACTGAATTGAGTAAGCAAGATAGTTGGACTAAGGGTTCGCCTAAGAGTGCTAACAAGATGACTTACTATGAAGAACTTGAACGTAAAAGTTCAACAGGTAAGGCTAATATGCCCGGGCATGTTCGTGCAGCATTGAATTGGAACTATCTACGCAGAATGAATAGTGACAACTATTCTATGAAGATGGTAGATGGTATGAAGGTTATTGTCTGCAAACTCAAGTCCAATCCACTAGGCTTCACTAGCATTGCATACCCAACTGATGAACTACGATTGCCCGATTGGTTCAAAGAATTGCCATTTGATGATAGTGAAATGGAACGCACACTTGTTGACGAGAAGATTGAAAACTTGTTGGGCGTACTAGGTTGGGATTTGCGTAGTAACACTGATACTAAGTCAACATTCGATGACTTATTCAGTTTCGGTTAAACTGACTATTGACTTATGTAATAAAATCCACTATTATACATACTGTCACTGCCTAAATATTTTAAAGGAAAACACACATGAAAGACAACTTACAAGACTTGATTCAGCACACATATGGTCTAGGCGTCATTGACCTTATTAAGGTTACTGGTACAGACCAAGAAACTCAAATCGCTGCTATTGCAGAAGATAAGAGCGTTGTAGTAACAGGTACATTCAAGGCTCCAATCGCAGATTTTATCGGCACATTTGGTATGCCTAATCTATCGAAACTAAAGACTATTCTAGGTTTCGATGACTATGATGACAAGGCAACTATCAATGTTACCCGTGTCAATAAGGATGGCGTAGATACTCCTACTGCAATTCACTTTGAAACTTCAACTGGTGATTTCGTTAACGACTATCGTTTAATGAGTAAGACTATCATTGAAGAAAAGGTTCGCAACGTTACATTCAAGGGCACAACTTGGAACGTTGAGTTTGAGCCTACTGTTGCAGGCATTATGCGTTTTAAGAAGCAGGCTAGTGCTAACAGCGAAGAGCCTAACTTCACAACTAAGACTGACAATGGCGACCTAAAGATTTACTTTGGTGATCCATCAACTCACTCAGGTAACTTTGTATTTCATCCCGGTGTCACTGGTACACTAAGTCGTGCATGGAACTGGCCCGTTAAGGTATTCCAAGCAATCATGGACTTGCCCGGTGATAAGACTGTACGTATCAGTGATGCAGGCGCAGCCGAGATTGTTGTTGACAGTGGTCTAGCAACATATCGTTATCTACTACCAGCACAGGCAAAATGATAAAAGGTATTAGTGGTGGTAGGGGTATTATTGTTTCAGGAGGCACTACATCTATGCCTTATGTAAACATGAGTTCCCCTAGTGCCGGCATGATTCGTTATAACGGTAATAATCAAAACTTAGAAGTTTATGATGGTACTAGTTGGCTAACCATGAGCATGAACTATGCTCAAATGGACTTAGATGCTGATACTCAAAGTCTACTTGAATGGGCTAGAGAAAAACGTGCTGAGGAAGAATATCTAAAGCAACAGGCTAAAACTAATCCAACTATTGCTGACTTGCTAGAACAGAAAAAGAAGATTGACGAACAGATTAGTATCGTCAAAACATTAATCAAATCGGAAACTACTATTTAATGGAACAAGTAAATCTTTCAGCACAACATAATCCCGATTGGGCTTTATTCTTACCTGCGGTAAGTTCATTCTTTATTGCAGGCTTAGGTAAGCAACGTGCTGGCGAGAATTATTTTGATGCAGCACGTATCCCTCAAGGTTTCAACGGTGATGTTGAATGTTTAAATTTTCTTAACAGTAAGCAAGGGTTGTATACGTACAAGTGGGGCTTGTATTCTGCTGGTCACGCAAACTTAGACACAACTAAGAATGACCCATGCGAATCTATCGTTCGTGATAGAGAGCAAGGTACTTTCATGTTAGGTGACAGTGGTGGATTTCAGATTCTTAAGTGTCAATGGCCAGCAGACTGGAAAGACCCCAATTGCCCACGTGCAATGAAGAAGCGTACAGAAGTTCTTAAGTGGATGGACACATACATGGACTATGGCATGTGTCTTGATATTCCTTCACAGTCACTAACCACTTATCATATCAAAGACCCTAAGACTGGTAAATCAGCACATGGCATTAGCACTATTGAAGAGGCTATTGCTGCCACTCATATCAACAATGAGTATTTCATTAAGAACCGTAATGGCAACTGCAAGTTCTTAAACGTATTGCAAGGTCGCAATCATACACAATCAGATGATTGGTATGAAGAAATGAAGAAGTATTGTGATCCAAACATCTATCCAGACAATCATTTCAATGGTTGGGCATTCGGTGGTCAAAACAAGATTGACGTTGACTTGATGTTGCAGCGTTTGGTTCACATTATCCACGATGGTCTACTAGAAACAGGCAAGCATGATTTGATTCACTGTCTTGGTACTTCGATTATGGAATATGCAGTATTGTTCACTGATATTCAGAAGGCAATTCGCAAGTATCATAATCCAAAGTTTCAGATTACATTTGACTGTGCTAGCCCGTTCTTTAGTGCGGCTAAAGGTCTTGCTTATTTCAACAATAGCTTTGAACATGGCAAGAAGTGGGCATACAGCATGGAAAAGACGGCGGAGAATAAGAACTACGCCGACGACAATCGAAAGTTTAGTGATGCTGCGTTGAACGACGGTGTACGTAAAGTATTCAAAAACAGCCC